AAACATATTACTAACCATACTTACAGTAGCATTTTTATTTATTTTAGGTTGTTTTATTATATTGAATTCTCTTGAAGAAAGATATAGGGAATTGGAGGATGAAGAGAATGTTAAAGATAGAAAAGATTAAAGAAGAAATTTTAAATTTTAATCACGCAAATGATGCTTTGAGGTGTTATTTAGCAAGAGTAACAACAAAACAAGGTAATATAGATGGATGTTGTAGACCAAATTTACGTTGTGAAGAATGCTTAAAGGTGTCATTTATAGACTTATTAGAAGAATATAAAAAACCTGTTAAATTAACAAAATTTGAATATGAATATTTAAAAGTTGCTAAAAAAGAGGGAGTTAATTTTATTGCAAGAGATAAAATTAACGTATTGTATGGATTTGAAAAGCGACCTAAAAAGCGTGATTTGATGTGGGGCAGTGGTGGTGATTGTGTACGCATGTTCGAGTCAATATTTAAATTTGTTCAATGGGAAAATGAAGAACCATGGAATATTGATAATATTCTAGCTAATTGTGAGGTGATTGAAAATGAAAAAAGATAACATTGACAATCAATTGAAGCCATGTCCATTTTGTGGCAGTAAAGTAAATTCCTACAAAGGATTTGGAGGTTTGGTTTTTATTAAATGTAGTGTATGTGGAAGTATTACTTCGTTTGATAATGATCAGTGTAAAGCTAAACCCTATAAGGCAATAAAATTATGGAATCGGAGGTTTAGATAATGGCAAAATTTAGAAAGAAACCAGTAGTTGTAGAAGCTATTCAATGGACGGGAAGTAATTTAGAAGAAATACGTAATTTTGTTGGTAGTGATTTAATTGAAAATTATATAGAACATTTTGATATAGAAAGGACATTAATAAAACAAACGCTAGCTGGAATTGCAATCAACACATTAGAAGGAACAATGATGGTTAATTATGGTGATTATATAATAAAAGGCGTGAACAATGAATTTTACCCTTGTAAGCCCGATATTTTCCATGAAACGTATGAGAACTTGATAGACAAAAATGGAGAATATGAGGTAAAAGATGAAGAAATTAGCAAATTGCTAACTCCACAAAAACCAAAAACTGTCTGGGATTTAAAAGATGGTGATAAATGTTTTAAAGTACATTGTAATGGCGCAATAGAAGCGCGTAATTGGAATAAAAACGATGACAACTTAAACAAATGTAGAGAATTAGGTTTTATTTTCTTAACCAAAGAAGAAGCCGAATTTGAAGTTGAGCGAAGAAAGTGCGAAGTAATTATGCTTAAACATGGAACTCGTGATACCGTACCAGAGAATCTTGAACACGTATATAAGTGGACCATTGGTATCGATAACAAAAACAAGGCAACACACAGTAATTTTATATGGAGAGTCGTTTCTAGTGGGACAATCTGGTTTGCCACAAAAGAGCTTGTACACAAGACAATAGAAGAAATAGGCGAAGATAGATTAAAAAAATATGTCTTCAAGGTTTAGGAGGTAATGGAAGATGAAACTTAAAAAATTGCATAAAGACATTGAAAGATATTTAGAAGAAGATTGTTATTGTCCGAATGAAATATATGGTACAGATGGATTTGGATATAGACTACATTATAGTGACGATGAATGTTTCAAGTTTGTCGAGAGTGACAATTTCATAACGTGTGTCACTGAATATGCGTTTAGTAAAAAACAAGATAAACCAATGATACTTGTTTTCTTTTTTGAAGATGAAAAGATTATTGATGCGGTGGAATATGATGCTACAGAAAATAATATCAAAGGATTTAAAAACTATATTAAAACTGGAGAAAAATTTACAGAAGACCACTTTAATAAAGATTATAATAATGATTTAAAAAGTCTTTTAGCTATGAGCGATATGATTATGATTGATTAGACGAGGTGATTGAAGATGGGAATTTGGATTAGAAGTCAAGATAAGTGTAAAATGGGCAAATGTGCGGAGTTTTATATAGATGATAGTTACGATGGTGACTATGACATAGAGGGGTATAGCATTGATGATACACCAATCATATTGGGAACGTATTCAACCAAAGAAAAAGCAATTAAAGTCTTAGATATGATACAAGAACACATTGCAAACAATGCCAATATATTTAGAAATGTTGCTAGCGAACAAGATTGGGTAGGGGAAATTATAACACATGGCAATGATGTATTTCAAATGCCACGAGATATTATAATCGACGACGAGGTTTAAATAATGAGATTTTTAACAATGTTAGCAACAAAATGTAAAGTGTGTAAAAAACGAAGCATTTGTAATTATAAAAGAATGGTAGCTTGTGCATTAGCTGAATTACCACTACAACATCATGCGGATTATGCTATGGATATGAAAGCTGGTTATGTTGCACCAATGATTAGAAAAAGAGATTTAAGAGATATTTATATTAGTGAAAATGTAAAAGTAACTATTGATCTTGAAGATGTTAAAAAGGAAATTGCAAACCAATTTTATAACCCGTTAAGAGTTGGAAATATAAAATAATGAGGAGGTAGCAGAAGATGATATTTAAAATAATGGATATTTTATCAATGAAAAGTAATCGTCGTTATTTTTGTAAAGAAGAAATTAAGAAAAAGAAATGTTCTAGATTAAGAAAAAGTTGTTGTATGTATAAACATATATGCAAACTGTGAGAGGCAGAAGTATGAGTAATTCAAAATATCAGGAAGCGTTAGATTATATTGTAAAAAATAGTTGTAATAAAAGAGTTGCTTGTAATGAATGTGATATACAAAATATTTGCAACTCTTCTGCAAAAAGTAGAGTTGATAATCTACAAGAATTAGTTGATAAAGCAACGCCTAAACGTCCAATTTTAAATAAGATATGGGAAGATGAAGATACAAAAAACATTTATGATGAATGTGGTCGTATAAATGAACTGCTGTGCGTATGTTCTAATTGTGGTGAAAGTGCCATATACGATTATGAATATAATAAAAGATTTAAGTATTGTTCTAATTGCGGGCAAAGGATAGATTGGAGTGATATAGATGGAAAATAAAGTAACGATTTACAAAGGTGAAGTAATGCATGATTTGAAAGCACTGTTTGATAATGCTGGTGATTATTTTAAAGATGAATATGAGCTTGTAAAACAATATATCGAACAGTTGGAACAAGCATTAGATAAAGCATGCGAAGTGATTGACGATATAACCAAAGACAACGCAACGGAATTTTGTCCAGCTACTCAATTTGATTGGCTACCAAGTAATTGCAATGAACATACATGTGAAAATGGTACTAAAGAATGTTGGAAAGAGTGGTTAAAAGAAAATGATGAATAAAAAAGAGCAATTAAAATTAGAAACAGAGTTAATTCTTTTATTAGATGAATTATGTTCTGATTGTATGTTGTATAGAGGCGTTAAGGAAAAATATGTAATAGCAAGTACGCTATTTAGAGGTAAGTTTGCATTGGGTCGTATCGTTGATTGCAACCATATCTATAAAGCGATTGAGGAGAGCGGAAAGCAATGTTTATCGCCTAGAGAAGCATTTAAAATATTTGTGGCTAAGGGGTGGATTTGATGGTAAATAATGTTGCTGATGAAGTGTTAGAAAAATTATGTAAAAATGGTGTAATTGTTTATGACAAGTTACCAAAAGATTGGAAAATAATAAAAGATGCAACAACTAATCCAAAAGGGTATAAATGGATTAATAATGGAAAATCACGTTTTAGTAAAAATTATAAACAAGGATTGTTAAAGGTTAAAGAAAATGCTGAGTAAAGAAGAATATTTAACGCATTTAGATAACGGAATCAAACAACCTATAATTAGGAGGTAAAAATTTGAAACAAGCTAAAAAATTAACCGTAGCAATGAAAAAATTAATCAATAAAAACAGTTTAAATCCAAACGATTACTGGTTTATAAAAAACAAATGTGATCAGCTGGTAATTATACATAAGAAAACGAATAAAATTATAAAAATCGCAAAATAAAAAAAACGGAGGATAAGGAATGGCTAAGTACAACATTGAAGAAAAAGAAACTATAGAAAAAGTGAAAACATATCTAAAAGCAATAAGAACACTTAATCAAGAAAAATTTTCACTGGAAATTGAGTGCGAGGACATTCCGACTCCGCAGTCGGTTAAATTCAGTAAGGAAATGCCAGGAGGATACTCAAAGCCAAAAGACGAACAAATAACCAGCTATATGATGCGCAGAGAACTAATAAATAAGCGCTTAGAACTGTTTAACGAGGAACTGGATAGATTCACTCCGGTTCTTTATCTGTTAGGGGCCGGTCATAGAAACATTATAAATGTGTACGTAAATTCAAGAGGTTATACGTCCATGATTGATACTTTAGATTCCGATTACTGCATCACTGAATCTTCTTACAAACGTAAGTTTCCTGAAGCTTGTTTAAAGCTATCGAAATATATAGATTTAGACAATATCCCATCGCTTGAAAAACTCAATAACGAATTTAATGAGTATGTAAAATCGGTTAATAAATCAAACAAGGTTACTGATTTGAAAAGAAGAATTAAATAAAAATATAGTTTTAATTTAAATAATATGTATTGCTTTATGATATATTTTTGTGATAGATTATCATATAATAGTTATTGAAACGAGGGAAGAATATGGAAAACAATATAAGGAGCGCAATAGATGTTTCTAGATACATTATAAATAAGTGCCATGCTTCAGGTATATCTATATCGAATTTAAAATTGCAAAAACTATTATATTTTGCGCAAGGATTCTCTTTAGCGTTACTAGATCAACCGCTTTTTGCAGAAGAAATAGAGCCATGGGATTTTGGTCCAGTAGTACCTGAAGTTTATAGAGAATATAAAATGTTTGGAGCTAATGATATTCCACAAATCAAATCTTTTTATGATTTAGATTTTGATAGTGATAATTTTTTAAACCTAGTTGATTTTGATGAAAATATATTTTCTGAATCTCAAAAATTGATTATGAATACTGTTGTAAATAAATTTGGGAGATACACAGCTAATTCGTTGGTTACAATTACTCATAAACAAAGTCCATGGATTAATTCTTACGGTAAAAACAAATTTATTTCAAAAAATGTACTCTCTGATTTTTTTAAGGAAATGATGTGAGGAATTAGTTAGATGAATATTAAAAACGATGAGTTGATTAAAAACCTTTCAGAAAGTCTAAATAAGCTTGCAGAAGTTGCACAAAAAGTTTCATCACATCCAGTATTTAATAATACATTTCAAATAAAAAAAGATAGTGGAATCGATATAGTTAAAAAGAATTTCAACATTTTGTTAAATGAATTATGTATTCCCACAAAAGAATTTGAAATAAAAGTTTTTTTGCAAAAATTAAATGATTATTTAGATAATGACTATAGATTGTTGTATTCCGAATTCACTAACACAATAATTAGTTGTAATGTGAAAAACGATCAAAAAGTTGGAATCATTATATCGAATTTAGAAAATTGTATTGAATATTCAATGAATGAAAACAACAATGTTTCAGAAAGCATAAAAAAAACATTGATAAAATTATGGGATC